CGAATTGAACCACGCTCGTATTTCTACCAACGGCAAGTCATCAGCACCTTTGCCAATGTTTCGGGCATCACAAGGCGGCCTTATCTCGACAATGTATTTGGCAGTATTACGGTTGGTTATACCGACAATTGGAAGAACACAGCCTTATCCGGGATCTTCGAAATGCACACCGAGCGGACCTACTTTGCCCGGAACAAGGCAATGGAGAATGGTACGACAAAGAAACTTGACTTGCGGTCTGAAATTATCGCATCAGGCTATGCAATCGAATATTCAAGGCGGTTGCAGTTCTTCGAGGATAACTCCGCAACATCAGACAGGCCGAATGACTACGAGTTGTTTATTATTTGGCTGAATCGGAATGAGGTCGAATTTGAGGAAATCGAAGGCACCGGATATGAAGTGCCGGACCAAACCGGTCCATTTTCATTCCTTCCCGGTGGTGTCAGCTATGGCAGCAACTTCATAGATTTTTGCGATGCCCCGATTGCAAACATCTACAACATCCTCCACACCCCGGCTCGGGTTGCCATCCGGTGGTGGAAATGGTTGGGTCAGAATGTTTACGGCCTACCGAATGCTCAAAAGAAACTGTTTTTCCAAGTCGGTGAATATTACACAGCAATGGGAAGCAAGTTGGGCAGTGATGACATACCGACCCAATGCAACGAGGTTAATGAAGTCGAAAACACCATCTATGAGAATGCCGACATTGTGCAGGAGTTATCGACTGAAACAATATTGGTTAATCCGGTTGAATATACTTTCAAGGTGCCGCAAGAACTTTGCGACTTTCTCCAATATTCTATTCGGGGCAAAAAAGTAATTGAATTTTCCTGCGGCAATAGTAACTTTGCAGGGTTCCTACTCGATAGTCAGAACACTCCAACGGGCGAGGCAGGCGGTGAAACAGAGTTTACTTTGATTGGCACCGAACCGGCATCCACCGAAGGGCGAGCATACTCAGACGGTTACTCCGATGGTTATTCATAATGGCCAACACAAGAGCGCAACAACTGGCATTGGTTAATGCCAACCTGCCAAATAATACCACAAAACAAATTACCCCGGTAAAGCATCGGCAAGTTGAATCGGAGTCGATAACTGCTGCGGCTTTTATCGATGATGACAATACCTTTTCCGGCATTAATTCGCATCAGAAGGAAGTGCGGTGGCATAAGGGAGTTAGCCTTGCAAGTGCAGCCAACATCGACTTAGGCGATACAGGCAACTTCCACCATGTAACCGGGGCGGTTGAAATTCAAACACTAAGTACTAAGCAGCATGGCACGAGAATGCTTCTTTACTTTGGCTCGAATCCCAATCTAAAACATTCGGCCAATCTGATTCTGCCCGGGGCGGTTGATATACAAACCACCGCAGGCGCATTGGCTGAGTTCATCTCGGAGGGCGGTGGTGTTTGGCGGCTAAACTCTTATGCAGGTCGGATACCGGTCAGTATGGGCGGAACAGGGCAGACATCATACACAGATGGGCAGCTCCTGATTGGCAATACAGCGACAGGAGGGCTTTCCAAGGCAACACTAACTGCAGGAACAAACATTACCATCACCAACGGGAATGGAACTATTACGATAGCTGCAACAGGTGGTGGAGGTGGTGGAGTAAACACAGTAGGTGCATTTTCGGCAACGCCTCAGACCAATGGCGCAACCATTGCAGGCTCAACGATTACCTTTGGCCCCGCCTCTGACACGGTGCCGGGCATGGTAAGCACAGCGGCACAGACATTTGGAGGCACTAAAACATTCAATGCAAGTCCGGCAGCGGCTAGCACCGTGTCGATTGCTCCGACAACGGGTAGTGTGACAAATGCCCAACTGAACATAGGAGGAGGAACCATTAACTGGGTAACCTTTGGAGGCGGCACGGCTAATTCTGCCGCTCCTGCTGTTTTAGGCCCAACAAGAAGTGCAGGCACGAAGATAGTGCTTTATCAGACAGTCGCTTTGGGAGGCACTTATGACACAGCATTGGGGATAGAATCAGGAAATTCCATGTGGCTTTCAAGCCCGAATACCATAAGGTTCTATGCCGCAACAGGAGGAGTTGGGCTTTTGGTGGGGCAATTTGAAAACAGCGCATCAGTTCGTGGCCTAAATATCACGGCCACGAGTGATCCCAATAATCTGAGTCCGGCATTAGCATTCACCGCAGCAACGACAACTCCATTTATATCATGGGGCATAACTCCTACTTATGGCCTTCCGACCAGCTTTGGCCTTACACGCAGCCTTGGTACGAAAATTGTATTAAGGGCAACCTTTCAAAATTCAGGCGGCAGTGATGTTGCATTGGGGGTAGAAAGCGAGAATATTATGTGGCTGAATGCACCCACAACGATAAAGTTTTTTATCGGCATCACTCCGGGATTGCGCCTAACTATTGATGGTGATGCCAATAATTCAAATCTAACGCTTACAAGTGCCTCTACTGTTAGTTTAATTGCGGCTACAGCCACAACTGCCAATGTTTTTAACACCGTAGCCACGACCGTTAATATAGCAGGGGCGGCCACTACGCTTGCCATAGGCAACACGGTCACTGCTGCCCAAACCGTCAATATGTTTACGGCCTCCACAGGAGCATCTACATACAACTTTGCGACAGGAGCAACGGCAAATGCCACCACAAAGACCATTAACATAGGAACGGCAGGTGTATCGGGAAGCACCACTGCAATAAATATTGGGTCTGCCGTCAGCGGAGCAACAAACACGGTTGCCATTCGTGGAAACCTTACCCTTGGAACAAGCGGAGGTAATATGGGATTTTATGGCACAGCAGCAATCGCTAAACCAACCAATGTAATTGCTGAAGCAGCATTTGTTGCTAATGCTGGTGGAGTAACAGTAACTGATGATTCAACCTTCGGGACTTACACCATTCGGCAAGTGGTTCAGGCTTTACAAAATTTAGGACTTTTGACATAACAACATGAGCAACTACAACATCATCGTACCGATTAGCCCAGACCCGAACTACGGGTTCAAAAGGGTGGCTACAATGGCCGGACTTCTTATCAATGCCCTTCCCTTTATGGGCGAAAACATCACCCTTTCTGTTCAGCTGAACTATTTCGACCAGGACGACAGGCCGATTGACATCATCCCGCCTCGTATCGTCCCTTTAATTGCGGACAACACCGTATGCGTTGATGACAAGGGGCAATATGTGCCTTGTGGCGGCCCCGATGCCGTTATGACGGAGTTTGAGTATTACATGAGTCTTTTACATCAGAGTGTTGTTATTGCCAACTTGGTGACGCAGAAAATCCTTTGGGCCGACTCGGAAGGCCGATTTAACTAATAATAAAATCATGCACAACAAACATCTATTTGTCAGCCGAAGTTTTCATCAAGACCTTTTGAATACGGTTGAAAATGCGCAAAACATATTGCCGATTATTCAACTTGGGAAGGTAGTTAAGAAACTTACTCCACAAATCGAAGCCTTTGACGAGGCCGTGGAGGACCTCAGACTTGACCATTGCGCCAAGGAAAGCAACATCATCCTGCGGGATGAAAAAGGTGGTTATAAGTGGACCGCTGAGGGTGAAAAAGCATTTCGCAAGGCTTACAAAAGTCTTTTGGAAAAGGAAGTCAATGCCCCTGAGTTTGAAAAGTTAAGTTGGCAGGAATTGGAACAAGCCGTTGGAATCGTGTATCTCGCCAATTACCTCTACAATTTTGAAGAACTTTTAACCGAGTTTTACAACTTTCAATAATGAATCAACCGCATCCCTTTCTTCGCTTTACTGACCAAAACCTGATGGACTTTGCCGTAGGGTTGGGGTCTGGCTTAAACTTGCCAAAAACTGCCCGGATTCGGGAAATTGAAGCGCAAGAAGGTAATGCGTTTGTCCAGTACCCATTCGGATATTACGAGTCAGGAGGCAATTGGTTTAATCGCTTTGCAAACGACAACGACTGGCAGGTGCCGGGGCCATGCAAGTTGGCACCAGTGCAAAGGATTCCTGTTCTGAGCAACTTTGAGCAGATGGCCGTGAATTACCTGAAAGCGGTTATCAGCATAATAGGCGATTCAGACGATGCCACTGCTATTACCACGAATGCGACAGGCATATTGCCGGCAGGCTTGCCATACACACTCAATGCAATAGACTACACAGCCGATTTATTTGAAGTTGCCCTAATTAACACCACAGGCCTGAGAGATGTGCATCTATTGGGCGAAAAGCAGTCCGGCAAATGGAAGGTTCAGATGTTTATTGCGACTGAGCCGACTGGAATAACCGACCTCTATCAGATTTACATCGATGCCTTTAATGCCAACTTGCCTCTTGAGGTGGACGGCAATGGTTTTACTTACCAGTCTGTTTTCCTTGACCTTGACTTTTGCGATTTCAGCCCGGAGCCATTGCAGGAATACTTTCTTCCTGCCATTCAGGGTGATGTCTTTCAGGTCAATATCCCGACGGAAGGCAGCAACATTCCAGAGGGTGCAGAACTTTCAGCCTTGATAGTGGATTGCAATGGTAATGAATTGCCGATACAGTCTGAGATTGTTTGGCCGGAATATACGGTCGAGGGCTGCTTTACCGGAAATTGCGAAATGGAATTTACTATCACAATCCCGGCGGAAGAGATTCCAAATCCAACACCGGAACCAACTTATGGATTTTGTGAAGGCGTGCCAATTCCAGATTTTTTGATTTGTTGGCTGCCATTTTTTCCGGGAACTATATCATTACGCATTTATGATGAATTTGGCAATACAATCGCAACTATTTTCAGCGGATCGCCTGACCCGCTAATATGGCCGTTTGATTCAAATGATGCCCTTGGAGTTTTAATCGATTGGATAAATACCAAATGGACCGGAGTTATTGCTTCTGAAAATGAGGCTGGAGATTTGGTCATAAACTTTTCATTCAGCAATGAAGACTTTCCAGATGTATTATGCGGCGAAAGCTACACCGCCGGATTTCATTGCTTTCTGGAACCTTTTGGTGTAGCACCAGCCGATAATAAAACCTTCGGCATGACAGAGGCGCAGACTTGTGTTTGCCCTCCGGAAACCAAGTACGGTACCCAATACCAAGGCCAATTCACAATACCTTTTACGCTGCCTGATGGCACTTACAAAATTGCCCTTGTGGATAACTACACCGGGGCGGTATATGCCTTCAGCAATATTATTCAAGTGGATTCAACCGACCAATTCAGCCAGATTATTCAGTTCCAAGGTAATAACATTGCCGAGGGCTTTGAATACTTTAATGGCTGGTTTCAGCAGGTCCGCTTTGGCATCAACGGTGCCGGCCCGGATTTTGAAAATCAGGTTTCTGTTTACCGGGACTCAAATGGAAACAGCAGAAGCACTTCGGTAAGAACCGATTTAATCTTAAATTTGCACACCAATTGGATTGACGACCCTACTCTGAAAGCTCTGCAATCTGCCACGAACCACAGGACTTTTAATGTCGGCAATCAATCCCTTTATGTTACTGATTTTGAGGTGAGCCACAACCAAGATTTCAGCACGATAACTTCTTATTTTGGGCTTTGTCAAGTGAAGCTCAAAGCGAAAAAACAGAACTATCAGCCGATAAATCAAGGCTGCGTAAACTGCTAATAATCAATGAATTTTAATTGCGGACAAGACCTGTGCTATGTCCAGCCTCAATGCGACAGCGAATACAGCAGTCGCATAAACGCTGTGGTACTGGTTAAGAAAAACTATGCCGTTGATAAGACTTCATCCACCGCTTTCCTCGATTCAATTTATGAGGGAATGATTACGGGTGATGTCAAGGCAATACTGAACATTCGGGGTTCAAAAGCCCGTCCTGAGACTGCTGAACTCGGTGGTTTCGGTAACCAATCCATCAAAGTTGGCAACACAAGCCACACTTTGGAATATGTCGATCAGTTCATTAAGGAGAATCAGGCTTTCTACAATGCCATCCGGTCAGGTGGAAGCCGTTATGACCTGTATTATTTCACCAAGGAGTTGATTTGGGATGCCTCCGGCTCTCAGATTACCCTCTATGGCGATGCAGTTCATACCGATGGCCCAACCGACCTTCTTGAAGGTATGGCAACAATCAAATGGGTGCAAAAGGGTTCTCCTTTGGCAATATTTGACGACTACGATTCAGATGAGTTTTTGGAAGGCCTTTACTATGAGGTGAACAACCTGCCAAGTCCTTACTCAATCTCAATCGGGCCGGATGTTACTGCCACTTTTACAATGCTCGGCACGCTAAACAAGTCAGTTGATACCGATTGCGATGTGATTTACTCGATTGAGTCCATCGATGCTGATTACCTGACTTATGTTGAATCGGTTGTGTTGGATGCTGCTACTGGATTGGTAACCATTACAACTGATGAAAGTGAGACTCCAACCGGGTCTTTCAACATCAAATTCAAGATTACCAACGATTGCAGCGATTGCACCGTGGGTTACTTTGAAGTGACTGTAACCAAAACTCTTTAATCTTTTCGCCGATGCTGACTCAGGAAGACTTAATTGCCATACTTTCTAACCCGAAAAAGATAAACTTCCAAACTGATTATCATGAGGAAGTGCGGGAAATTTACGAGGCACTCGAGAATCACTTCGATGATGACTATCCGAGGCGGCTACTTGAGTCAACACGGCCAAATGAAGAAGAGTGGATGAAAATGGAGCGGGAGAGGGTATGGGAATGCCCCTCCCGAGTTCCAATTAAGAGAGTCGAAAACCTGCTGACCAAAATCAGGCAGGCAGATGACTTCCGTATTAATTGGCTTGAGAATGAGATTCAAACCGGGATTGCTCAGGATAATAGCTTCCGGGAATACTGCGAAAAGAAGCTGCCTGTTTATGGCAGTTTGGAAGACTGGCTATTTCAGACCTTTCAGCGTTATTACCTTTCAGATCCGAATGCCCTTATCTGGGTTGCGCCGAAAGTGGATGATATTCGGGAAGGGTTCAATTTGGATAAGCCATTTCCGCAGTTAATTGAATCTGAAGATATTGTCGAGTTGGGTGAATCCTATGCAGTCTGGAAGATTGAAGAGGACAAGAAAAAGCGAATCAAATACTTCGGTGCCTGCGATGAGACTACATTCTACTATGTAACTTACGAGCAGGGGCAGACCGATAAAATTAGCATTGCGGTTTACCCGATATTTTCCTCTTATCCGATTCACACGGTAGGCTCGGTTGTTTACGAGGTTGAAGACTACACGGTAATTTACGAGTCCATTGTTCAGGCCGCAATCCCCGAGTGGAATCAGGCATTACGCCGGGCCGATGACAACAACATCCTTTGGATTAAACAAGCCTATCCGAAGGAATGGGAATACAAGTCTGCATCTTGTAAGACTTGCAAAGGTTCGGGCCGGGGCAAAGGCAGCGAAACGACTTGCAAGACCTGCAATGGCTCTGGAAATGATGTGGTCGAAACGCCATTTCAAAAGATTGTTATTTCCATCCCGAAAACTAATGCCCTGACGAATGAGAATCAGCTGACCAACATACCGACTCCCCCGGCCGGAATAATCGAAAGGGATTTGGCTACCATTAAAGAGTTCGGAGTTGAGATTCAGTTAAGGCTCTACAATGGCATGAGGGCACTTGGTTTGGAATACCTCTTTGAAAACCCATTAGCCATTTCCGGCGAGGCCAAGATTCAGGATAAGAAAGAGGTGCATACTTTTCTCTATCAAGTTGCAGTTCACTATGTAACGGTTTATTCATGGGTTGCCAAAGAATTGTATCTTCAAAAGTATTCGGTTCTTCCAAACCTTTTGACGGATGAAAGGATAAACCAGAACTTGCCCAAAATTACCATCCCTACCGACTTTGACATTTATACGGCTGCCGAAATTGCTGATGCATTGGCAATGGCCCGGGATAAAGGATTCGGTCCTGAGATTAGCAACGGCCTCGAAAGAGATTTACTGATTAAGCAATACGGAGAGGGCAGTATGGCGGTCAAGAAAAACGAAATCCGGCAAAGGCTGAATCCATTGCCAAACTACAAGCCTGATGAGATTGCCTTGCTGAAAGAGTCTGGCATGGTGTCCGATGTGGATGCAATGCTGGCGGTCAAGATTGACTACTTTACCAATGTGCTGACTGCCGAGGATGATAGTTGGTGGTCTAAGACCTATAACGAAAAGAGGCAGGACTTGGAAAGGTTGGCGCAAGATGAACTGGAGAAAATATCGCAGCGGCAAATTAGCCGGGTTACTTTTGAGGCATGACCCGAGAGGAAATCATAAAGAAAATCGAAGCTTTGGAAAATCAACTGGAAGCCGACTTTGCGGCGAAATATCCGACGATTTTCAAAGACCTTTATAGGCAAGTGCTGGAGATTACTGCACCTGTCAGGTTTGGCGGCTCTGCCGATACCCGGGCAAAGCAGATTTTGGAAATCATACGCCTGAAAAAGAAAATCATGGCCACGATAGGCGAAAACGAGGCCTATAACGAGGCAATAAAAGACTTTACCAGTGGCTACAAACAACTTCGAGACCTGACAGACCAATACTTTTCCCTTGTGGTCGATAAGTACACTCCCAAAGCTGACCTGTACGACAATCTGGTGAAGGTTAGCATCGAGCAGACCAAAGATGCGCTACTCGGTGCAGGAGTTGAAGCAGCACTGGCAGAGCCGATAGTCAGCAGCCTATTAACCAGTTTGAGCAGCAAAAGCAACAAGGTCCAATTTGAGGCGCTTTTGCAGAACCTAATTGAAGGCACTAAAACTGCCAATCCGATTCTGCAAGGCGAAATCGGGCGGCTGGCTTCCGATAGCATGATGATTTTCCAACGCAGCTATCTGGATGCGGTCAGCAGCGATTTAAATATCAGTTACTTCCTTTATTCAGGCACTGCAATCAAGACAAGCCGGCCTTTCTGCAAGACCAGAGTTGGCAGGATATACAAGAAATCTGAAATTGAATCATGGGCAAACCAAACTTGGTCCGGCAAGATGCCGAACACTACCAAGCAGACCATATTCAATTATGCAGGCGGTTACCGATGCAGGCACAAGATGTGGCCTGCCTCAAAGGAACAATACACCATGCAGCAGAAAAGAGATGGCGGAAAAAAAGTTTAAAACCAAAATCGGCGGCAAGACCATTAAGTTCGGAGCAAAAGGATACTCCATTGCACCGGGTACTCCGAAAGGCGACAACTACTGCGCCAGATCCAGCGGAATTAAGAAGTGCGCAAAACCACCATGCAAGAATGACCTTTCACGACAGGCATGGGGCTGTGTCGGAAAAAAATCAGTGAAATCAAAAGCTAAAAAATTCAAACGAGTATGAGCAATTGCCTGACCAACTATATCGGCCTGAAAAGCTGCAACGCTCAGCAGCCTCTCAGCGGTCTCTACATAAACGACCTTCCCGGCATGAGCAATGAGTTTTTGAATGCCATTGCAACGCAAGACCAACCTTCATTTATTCAAATGTATGAATCGGTTCAGAGGGTTGTTTTGGAACATATCAAATCGCAGGTCCGGGCTTCGCTGTATGAGATTGCAGAGGCAACGATGGACCAAAGTTTGTTCTTCACCAAACGGCCAACGGTATTCACGCAGCAAGTGATTCAACCTACCCCTGCCGAGGCGAAATACAAAGGCATTTGGGTTTCGGCTTTTGGGTCGAAGTACCTTCAGATGCGGGTCAATTCAGTTTGGATCTACAATTCAGGCACAGAGGCTCAATATGTGCCATTAAAGATATTCAGCACTTTTGATTGGTCCGTTCTTTACGAAACCACAATAACGGTGCCATCGGGCTTTAGTGAGGTTGCAATCAATCAGGTAATTGACTTGCAATTTGACGGCCTGAATGTCTTTTTGGCCATCGACACTACCGATGTGCCAACGATTAAAAACCCTTGGTTATCCGATTTATCCGAATGGGGTGTATCCGATTGCGCCTGTGCCAATCGGGGGCCTAATCATTACTGGAATTATCAGGATTGGACGATCTACCCGGTAACCATGCCGCTGAATGTGGCCTTGCCTGATAAGATTAAGACTGACTTTAACCAGTCCGGGGTAATGTTCAACCTCGAACTGATCTGCTCAACTGAATCCTTTATTTGCGCAAATCGTGAGCATCTGAAAATGTTTATTGCCTATGCTTTGGCTGAACAAATCCTTCTCAATAAGTTGGCAGGATTCAACCAGAACTTCCATGCAACTTTCAACCCGGAACAAACCGAAAGGACAATGGTAACCTTCCGGGGCATGAAGGAACAAGCCTTGAAAACATGGGCAAAGTCGGTGAACCTATCCGGGGAGGATATGTGCTTTTCCTGCGGTGATGCGCAATACATCCAGTCAGTCGGAGTAAGGTCGTAAAAAAACCCCTCTTTTTGGGAGGGGCTTTCTTCGGGGAAATAAACTGAGAATTTAGGTTAATTTCTTGAGTTCGGCAATAACCACATCCAATGCCGCAGTTAGTTGGGCAGGTGTGTATGGCATTTCGTTTGTCAGACCCTGCCGCCATTTTTTGTGCTGAATCAGGATTTCAAGTGCTTCTTGTAGAGTCATAACTTTTCAATTTCGGTTTTAACTTGTTGCCAAAAAATGTGTTGTTCCATTTCATAGCTTTCTTTAGGACATTGAGCAGGATAGCATTCTAATATCTCATCTACTGCTATTAAGGCGCATTGTTTGGCATCGTGTATTTTCATTGTAAGGTAGCCATCATATTGACCACCTATTTCAATATCAAGTTTTTGATATTTTTCGATTAACTCTTTTGCTTTTTCTTTCGGATTACTCATGGCTTGCCAAATGTTTCGTTGTATATTGTTCTGCGTCAACATCCTCGAATCCTTTTGTATAAGCATCTATTATCTTCTCCTTCTCCATTGCTTTGGCTTGTTCAAATAGTTTTATCAAATCCCAGTCTAAAATTTGTGAAACTTGCTCCTCAAGCCACTCAACTGCCGTCATTTGCTTACCCTCTGACATTTCAGAGGGGTTGCCGTATGTTTCTGCTGATTCGCTCATAACACAATCTCGGTTCCTTTTTCAAATTTGACCTCTTCCGGGAACCGCAATGCGAGTTCCTTCAACTTTTCTTCACTCAGGTCTGCAACCTTAATCATAAGGGCGAAGTCTTTGCGAAGCATTCGGTAAGTAAGTTTGCCGTACTTAACCTCGATATTGCCGCCATAGCTCTTTACAAACCTCTGAACCATGTCTAATGTGCCGGCAATGTCGACATAAAAGTGAGTGAATCCGAGGCCGTCAACTGTGTACTCCCCGACTGATAGCAATTCGTTCTGAAAAATTTTGTTATCCATTTGTTTTAAAATTTGTTTCTGCAAAAGTAAGCCTCAATTCGATAATTCCAAAAATATTTTCACAAATAAGGAATTATTTGTGTTTGAACACTGAAATGTCATTTCTCTCGTAAGCCTTAAATTCAGTAACCACTTGCTCTCCGGAAATAAAGTCTTTGGCAAAGTGATTGTAAACTACATAGTTCAAACTGGCCATGTCCATTGGCCTGCCCTTGACATTAACTGCATTTGATACTATGTCATTTGCCATCATCTGATAAAATTTCAGGGCAATCGAATAGCCGCCACCAACAACTCCGCAATTCAGTAGAGTTAGATGCTTAGATGCTGCAAACCATGATTTGTGATTCCGGTTTTTACAAAAAGGCAATAAATGCCGCCAAAGCCAACCATTGGCAAGGGTCTGTCCTTTTTCATAGCCAACATAAAGCTTTGTTGGGTTGATGGTAAAAGGATTCTTCAGGACTTCAACATCAGTACCATCAACGCACCATACTATTGTGGTTGGGTTTTTCTGAATGTATTCCAGTTGAATTAACCACCTAAAATCTACGGGGGTAAATTTTGGGTCAGGGTTATCAATCGTAACAAATTCAGTTGTGCCTTCATTTTCAAATTTGCAATTCGTTAAAATTACCAATCGAATGCCTAAATCATTGCAGCTATTCATGAGAGGCCTAAGTGCCTCTATTGAATTTGGCAATATAACATTGCGCTGCGGGTCTTTCTCGTAGTTCAAATAACTTGATAAGATATAAGGCTTTTGAATTTTTTGAGTTGATTCTTTAAACGGAAAAAAAGCCTTACTACCCTTTTGCTGCAATAATCTTCTGCGACTTAAATAAAGTTGAGCCTGCTTATCTGTTCTTGAAGTTCGGTAATTACCCGACTGATCGTGGCAATAAAACAAAGGTTCAGCCACATCGATATAAGAGTGCGGCAGTAGTCCTGCATTTTTGGCCCGAATTGCAAAGTCAAGATGCTCGTCACCATAGAGGGCATATTGTATGTCATAGCCTCCGATTCTGTCAATTACAATTTTAGAAACATAGACCATGCAGCCGCATGGGTTAGAATACCACTTGTGCGCACTTTCTCTTTTTATGAGCCGATTGCCATTTTGAATGCCTCTTCCAACCGAGGAAAATGTGTATGAAAGCAATGGGTAAGGACTGTCAATATAGGGCTTCCACCAATTAGGCGAAGTTGGGTAAGTATCGTCATCGGATAAAAATAGTTCGGTGCATCCCTTTTCAATTAGTAACTCAATGCACTTGTTTTTTGCTCTGGCAATGCCTACATTAGAACTAAACCGATAGTCAGCATTTGGAAAAGGCTCATCACTTGCATCATCGACAACAATTAATAATGCTTTTTCCGGCAGCATTGCCTTCCATTTTGCAAAAGTTTCTAAAGCAACTTTTCCCCGGTTGTGTGTTGTAATTGCTACTCCTATCATGGCTGCAATTTAATGTCGTTCAACTCACACAATTCAATCAATTCCTCTTCGGTTTTCTTCCCGAAGTTCTGCCAAGTCCGTATCTCGGATAGCGGTATGGATTCAATCTCTCTCAGGCTTACATCATGGCTTCCATTGCCGAGGTTTTTCTTCAGCACCCCGTACAACCTGACCGAGATAGGCAAGTCGATAATGGCCTTATCCCTAATCGGACTTAGTGATATGTCTTCACCAGGTGCAATATGGTCGATAATAGATTGCAGGAACTTAATCTCCAATTCCAATTCGGTTTTTTTAACGGCATAATAAGAACTTCCATCTGCGGCCCTGCGGTTGGCCGTAATGAGTTGCAGTTCGGCTGCGGTTCGCTTGCGAGTTAGTCGGCCAAGAATCTCTTGCTTACTAAAAGCAATTTGTTTTTTAACTACTAAATTGACGACTTTAGTTGCCTGTTTTTTAGGTTTTTCTTTTTTAGGTTTTTCTCTTTTTGGCTGCGGTTGATATTTTAAAATAGTGGTTCTAATTACCTCAGAAACGCTAATGTTTTTCTCTTTTGCATAGGCCTTTAACAATTTTTTTTCAGCCATTGTTAAAGGGAAACTTACATATTTATTTCTTCGTTTGGTTTTATCCTTTAATGGCGGCCTGCCCATTTTCTTTTTTTGCTTTTGTTCCATCGCAATCATCCGGTTATATGGCGGCCATCGCCTGTGTGTTTGACATAGCCTGAAAGTAAAGTAAAAGCCGACATTCCGGCCCGTTTGTAAGTCTTCCCGACTGCTGATTCAGCTGCCCAGGGTGTTTTCGGATTGAACTCCGCAACTGAACCATAACCATTGGGAAAAATGCGGTCGTAATCGGCTTTCCTGCGAAGTCCGGGATTAAAGCTAAACCCTGCCCACATACCTCCACCATGCGAGTCGCTGATGCGCTGATATTGCACCTTGTCTTTTGTCCTTCTGATGCTGCCAACGGCAGGATGGCCATTTCGGTCGTTTTGATTGCGAATCCAAACCATGCTGCAATTTGGCACCTCAGATAAGACTGACTTTGAGGCCGCATAAAATCCTGACTTGAAAAAGGTCCAGTCGTCTTCCAGATGGAATATCAGCGGTGTATTGATAGCAGAATAAAGGCGGTCAATAGCGATTATCTGACCGACTTTGCCGGATTGGATTTGGTGCCTGAAGCGAGGCGCAAAGGTTTCGATAATCGTTTCCAAATACCCCAATTCACCCTTGGTCAAATCCCTGTCCTCGTATAGATGCAATTCGCAATCGGGGCCATCCCAATGGACATTCAGGCTCATGAGGGTTTGTTGAAGCAAATCCCATCTGCCGCAACTGGTTAAGGCAATAGATACTTCCATAACAGGCTTGCAAGTTTAAAAATTACGGTAATAATTGCGGCAGGGATAAAGAAGTTCAGGAAAATGAACTTTGCCGCTTCTTTGGCTAAAAATCTCATGGCACTAAATATGAATTATCGATTAGTGTGAATTTCTTTCCGGCTTCAAAAATAAAAGTATGACCACCAAATGCAATCAGCTGTTTTTCGTAGTTCAAAGCTTTGGCAATATTAAATGCATACATATTAAGTTGGCCAATTTTGAGACTAAGCATTAATGTTGACGGGTCCCATATATCCAATTCAAACTTTCCTCCCAAAAGAGCAAGTGATTGAATTGTTGGCCATTCAAGGCTGCCCAAATTAAGTGTAGTTTGATTCGTGACTACCTCGCTCAGCGCAATAATCGCCTGAACTAATTTTTGGTCTTCGGTTCGGGCATTAGCCCAAAGTTCTTTTTCCATTTTGTTTTTGTTTTAACTTGCTGCAAAGTTAGAATCAAAGATTCCTTATTTCCAAAAATATTTTTCAATTTATTCAAATTATTTTTACCGCATGATTTACAAGTCCTTTGCTGAGTTCGCCAAATCTCAGGCAATCAATATAATGGCCGTCACTGATGCCGATAATGTTTTGCGGGCTGCTGCCATTGTGGTGGCCGGTGAAATAAAAAAGAGGGTTGAAAACGAGGGCAAGAACTCATCTGGCACCCAGATGAAGACCAAGTCGAAAACCAGTTTCGGGGCTTATTCAGAGGCCTACGGCAAAAAGAGAGCAAGGAAAGGAAGGCAGACGGGCATAATCGACTTGAACTTTACCGGAAAAATGTTTCGGACTTGGTTGCCTGTGCCGACTGAGCGTGGATGGGGTGCTACCTTTGTGGATGCCGACCAATTAAAGATTGCAGGCTATAATGAAGAACGGTTTGGCGGGGTGTTTGGCCCGACTGTCAAAGAAAATAAAATCGGACTGACCGAAATAAACAAACAATTCAAGGCGATTATGAAACGAAAATCAGCATGAGCAATATTGATAATCTAAAAACAAAACTGTGCATCCGGATTCCTTTCGTTTATGTTTATGGCGAAGGTCGGGAAATTCGTCAGGATTCATTGCCCGGGGTGGTGTATGTGAACGAAAAAAACCAACCTTGCTCAGTAAATAATAACTTGGAAGGGGTTATTTTTTGGACAAAAAACGGTGCTGAAAAGGCCGGAGACCCAAGTTTCGGAAATCGCTCTGCAAAAAGAAAGGTTGTCAATTATACCCTTGCCGCAAGCAGCAAAAGGGATATTTCAGCCACTATTTTGGACATAATAAACGGCCTCGAGTATTTTGATTGGTCTAATGAATCGTTTGACCAGACAGCAATCGGAAGCGAGTTTTTCGGGCTTAGTCAGGTCAATCTCGATACCTATTTTTATACGATTGAATTTTCGGTTCTCGAAAATGTCGATTGCAAAGGTTGTTGATAGTATTATTTTTGCCGCATGAATTTGAAGCACTTCAAGTTATCCGAGTTTGATTCTCCCGACTTGCCCGGCAGCGGTAGCAATATGAATCCAAACTTCTTGCAGATGCTGGATGAGGCGAGGGATTTGGCAGGAGTGCCTTTTCGGATTAACTCAGGCTATCGGACTAAAGCCCATAATGCAAAGGTCAAGGGTGTTAGTAATTCACCGCATACCAAAGGCTTTGCCGCTGACATTCATGCGCCTGACGGAGCAAACAAATTCAAAATTTTGAAAGCCTGCATCATGATTGGCTTTCAGCGCATCGGGGTTTACCGCAACTGGATTCATGTCGATTGCGACCCCTCCCTTCCAACTCCAACTCTTTGGCATAAATGAGGCAATTAGCCGAGCAGTTTATCTGCAATATAAAGCAGGACACTTACCATTGCATTACCGACCAGATTACCTATTGGGGTCTGATTCGGCCTTCGGTATTACTTTTCAACTTTCAGGACTATATGGGTCCATTTGAATTCTGGCTATTCCTGCATGGCTGGCTTATCTTGCTCCTGTGGCGGGCTATGAATGCAGCATTGGACACAATTAAGAGGCTCAGAGATATGGAGAAACCTGAATGGGAGACCAACATCGAGCCGCTTATCAAGGCCGAATTGAAGCGAGATAAACGGCTTACCTTCTGGCAGAAGGTCTGGAAATTTTTACGCGAACTTTTTACGATATGAAGAACACAATATTCCTATTTGCAGCTTTTGCTCTGGCATCCTGCGATTACTACGAAGGCAGAGGCGGAGTTGAGGTCTCCCCGCATGACAGCATCCAGAATGGCCATATCCTTGCATTGGCCGATGAAACCGACTACATCCGACACCAAATTGACAGCCTGAAAAGGCAGAATCTGGAGTTAGCCCGGATAGTGATTCGGCAGGATTCAATTATTCAGAGCAAGCTGGACAAAGCCAGCAGGCGTGAGAATACAGGCCGCTTTATCGGCGGTCTTTTGAAAGGGCTTATTCCCGGCCTATGAGCCTCAGAGGTCATCACGGCACCTACACAAAGAGAATGCAGGTCTATGCCTTCACTTTGGTAACTGGTATTCTGATTGGCCTAATAGTCCTCGTTGGCTACCTCTACCGAGTCGAGAAACTGGGAAACAACGACAGCACATTAGTCCTGATTCTGGGCAATGTGCTTTCTGTTTGGGCTGGTATTACGACCAAAATATTCAGGACCGAGCCTTACCAGATTCAGCAGGACGGCAAGTAACCCCCCCTTGCAGGTTTCGCAAATACCAACTATTTTTGCGACAATGTTGCAAATGCCATTCGACCGGATTTACTGGATTAATGCCAAAAGCGCAACGGCCCGCCATATCCTGATGCAGCGATATTTCGACAAAGTAGGCCTGACCGACAGGCACGGCAATAAACCTGAAAGGGTGCAGGCCAATACTGGAAAATGGGTACCTCAGAAGGTGGATGACAGCAAGCGAAAGAACCGACTATCCCAGTCCGAAATCGGTTGCTATGCAAGCCACTATATCATCTGGCGGGAAATAGCCCAATCCGAAATCGGCACGGCCTTAATTCTGGAAGACGATTGCAGGTTTGAGCTGCCGAAACTGGAAGGCATTCTTGCCAACTGGACCGCAATGCCTGAATTTGAGTTCCTGAATTTCTGTTGCTACAATTACCGTCAGGTGCCAATCGAAAAGAAAGTAGTTCATCCTGCTACCGGGCTGGTGCAGGGGTTTGGCTACTGGCTTACGCACTGTTACGGCCTCAATAAGTCCGGGGCTGCAAAACTTGTGGACCTGATGTCAGTGCAAACCAATGGACTTGACCACCAACTTGCAATGGATGCACAGAAGCACCTGCGCACCTATGCTTTTGCCAGAAATCCGGCCTTTCAAATCAAATTAAGTAGTCAAATAAATCATACCAATCCATGAGTAGTACAATCCCGGCCTACATAATAGAGGCCAAAAAGAAGGGCGAAAAATTCGTCCCTGTCTTAATCGTCAAGTTCAACCCTGAAACCCAGATGCACACAAGCATCCGGAAAGAAATCAGGACCGACCAAGCTATGCTGATTTTCAGCAAGCCGATGTCTGCAAGAAAGCAAAATGAAAAGCTGGTAAGGCCTATCGACTTTTCAACCGATGCAGTTCCTGCAAAGGTGGACCCTCGCAAGGCTCTCAGTCAGCTGTCTGATGAAGACTTACTGAAGGCAATGGAAGAAAGAGGACTGGCTGCAAAGCCGAAGCGGGGCAAAAAGGAAACACCCGAAGCACCGGAAACACCGGAAACTGAAACCCCTGAAACACCTGAGTTATGAAAAAGTTAGGAGAGATGCTGGCAGAGCTTTTTGAAGCCGCCGGATTTGAGCAATCCAATGAAAAGGTCGCCGATATCGTAAAGAACACGATTTCTCTGGACTTGCCTGATGGATTTGAGGCAAAGTTCCACGATACTTTTTACAAACCAGACCGGGCAAAGCAGGTTTTCAAAGCCGAGTTAATGTCGGCTTTTGCTGATAATGCCAACCGTGAACTGCGTGACTTTCTGAAGGCAGAAGGCTTTTCCGAAACCGAAATAAGCGAAATGTCCGGGTCAAAGATGTATCGGGAGAACTTGGTAACGGCAATCAAGAAAGCGACTGAAAAGGCAAGGTCAGAGGGCAAAGGCGGCAACACGGCTGCAATCGAGGAACTGAAAAAGCAATTGGCCGAAGCAGACAACCGGATAAAGGCTGAGTTGGAAAAGGCATTGCAGCCTGTGCAGTCCGAAAATCAGGTATTGAAATCCCGGCTACTCGAAAACCTCGAAGCCCGGTTGTTTGACTTTGATAATCTGAATGTGCCGAAGCTGACCAAGGCGGCTACGGTGAAAGCTGCGGTTAATGCCTATCTGGATTCAATCGGTGGTGAAATTTCTTTGGATCCGATTTCCGGCACTACGAAAATTCACAAGAAAAACGAAAAAGATGTACCTTTGTATCTTCAGGGAAAGGAAGTGAACAACTTCGATGACATTAAATCGCTTGCTGTTCAGACCCACCTGAAAGATTATCTGACCCAACCGGGTGGCAACGGCGGGGCAGGCGGACCAATACCAATTACCCCTCCGACCCCGGCAGGCGGTGCGCAAAAGCCCAATGTAAACACATTGGCAGCGAGCAACTATGATAAGTTGCTTGCCGGCTTTTCAAACGATTAATTCAAATGTCAGTAAACACAGCCAATATTTGTCCGGCTGTCCTCACTACTCTTGTAGCTGAAGGTGTGCAGGATGAATCCAAAATCAACACCCGTGCTGGTGTTACCGGTGCTCTTTTGAGTGCTGAAAATCGGACCAGAGGTCCACAAATTAAAGATGCTTATTCAGATGGTCATTCAAGGGCGGTTCGCCTCGCTTTCAAGCAGCGTACCACTGCCGCCGATACTTCCGATGTGAAGGACTGCGGACCCGGTGCTGAGAATCCATATCTGGAGCAGGAGTTTGCCATTGACCTTTACCGCCAGATTTCTTGGAAGGTAAAAGAATCAACTGTGCGCACACTCTGCAAAGAGTACAGCGACCTTCAGGCAATCGCCGGAGTAACCCGGTCAAACTCCCCACTTGGTGCATCTGCACTTCAGGCAGCCTACCAGTCTGGCAACTTTGTTGCTATCCGTGAGATGGCGCAGGAGTTCATGTATCAGGCTCCCGGTCTGATTGACTCCATCAACAAAGACCTTTTGGCTCAGTTCGCACTTTCAACTGGTGATTATCAGGGCGGTGCTACTACCAACTCCTATCAGGTACAGGCTTCTGCTGCTAATGGCGGCGGTCCTCTTTTTTCCGGAATTACCAATTTCAAGCAAGATCTGCAAAAGATTGGTTGGGATGGTTCATGGCACATCGTAGGCGGCTATGGTGCCTTTCAGCGAATCGTTGAAATCAACGGCCTTAACTTCTGCTGCTCTGCACTCGGAGTAAACTTTTCTGAGGTGTATAACCCTGCACAATTCCGGTGGTTCGTTGATAACTTCATTGCGACCGATTTCGGAGATTCCGAAAACGATGCGGTGATTTTCTCTCCCGGTTCAGCCATGCTGATACCTTACAACGAGTATGT